TTATTCACATAAGTCGTCTCCTTTTTTACCTAAAAGAAACTCCATAAATTCTTCTTTTGTCATATTACTTAAGCTATCTTCAGTTATTTTTTCTGTAACATAGGGGAAGCTGTTTAATCTTTTTAAAATTTCATTTAAACTCCATCCTGTTTCATCTAAGATCTCTTTAATATCCAACTTTCCAAATCTCCTTCGTTGTAATAGATAATTTAAACTGATTAGAATAGATAAAAATAGAAAAATAAAAGTATAAACAATTAAATGTTCAATAAGTGATCATTGCTTCTTTAACACAGTACATGCATCTCCCTTGTAAAAAATAAATAGTATTGGTAATATATATGATGTTCACTTCATTTATGGTGAGCAAGCATGATTATTTGTATTTGTTGGCCGCTCCTTTCCCCAATTAGGAGCGGTGTTTTTATCATTTCCTTAACATAATAGAGTTTGTTATAATAAGTTTAGAAGTTGGAAACACTTCTACGAGGACTTTATACCTTTTTCAATATTTTTCCGCCGTCTGATTTTCTATATGTTATCAGGTGGCGGTTTTTGCTTTCCGAAATTGATTTAATTAATCCTTCTTACCTCAAACACCCTCAACGGATCAAACGTAATGGAATAATTGCCGTAGTGAGTTCCGATACCATACTTCTTTTTATAATGCTCAATACAATCTAGTACGTGACCTTCTGAAATCTCAAAAAAATTAGCAAGCTCATACAGATTGTGTACACCTTGCTTAAACGCTTCGACTATAAATGATAGGGGCATAGATGTTTCGTATGAATAGCGTCTTGCGTAATTTTCAAACTTTCGGTTGTTGAATTGTGACTGATCTAAAATGTTTCCGTATGTAAGTTTGTGGTGTGCTAGTTCTTCTAACAAAGTTTCATACTTCTTAGCATTCGACATATTACTTTTAATATAAATTTTACCTTCGTAATACAATCCACTTTGATGACTAGGAAAGTCTGACCTTTCTTCAACATCAATATTTTCTGAAATAATTAATTCTTCATATCTTCCCATCAAATCACCCTTTGTTGCAAATGTTATCTATTTTTACGTCTTTTAATTATTTCGATGAATTGCATTACTTCATCCATTTCTTCCTCTGTTAAGTTTTCTTTATCGAAATGGGCAGCAATTGTTTCTTGGTGTAAATTGTTTTCTTCAGTAATTCTCGACTTAGGTACATTAAAGTAATTAGCTAATTCTTGAATTTTTGAAATTCTTGGGTATTTAGATTCTTTTAGCCAGTTAGAGACAGTGGATTGACTTACGCCTATAGCTTCAGATAATTCTACTTGTGTGATATTTTGTTCTTTCATAAGTTGTTCTAAGTTCTCTGACAAAATTTTTCTAGCGCTTTTATATTCCATGTTTTTTTCTCCTTTAGTATTACTTAATGTAATACTAATTTACCATAAGTTATATTACTTTACAACAAAAAATATCACTTTTTTTTAAATTATTATTACTTTAAGTGTTTACATATCACTTTAAGTAATAGTATAGTTATACATGTCAGCGGGAGGTGAACAAACAATGCCAGAAGATTTTAAAGAATTCCCAGTAAAAGTTTGGCGTATTAACTCAAAAATGACGCAACAAGATGTTGCTGACAAATTAGGTGTTACTAAGCAATCAGTAATTAGATGGGAAAAGGAAGACGTTGAGTTAAAGGGAATACAACTTTACGCTTTAGCCAAATTATTCAACACTGAAGTTGATTATATTAAGGCTAAAAAAATTTAACAATAATATCACTTTAAGTAATAAAGGAGGGGCGAAAAATGCTACTAGATATTAACAAAGTGAAAATTGGTAAACGCATTCGAACTGACTACGGTGATATTCAATCGTTAGCTGATGATATTGAAGATAGAGGATTGATTAATCCTCCAGTAGTAACACCAGATTATGAATTAATCGCTGGTGAGCGTCGATTAAGAGCATTGAAGAAATTGGATTACAAGCAAATTGAAGTACGCGTCATGTCAGTCGAAGATGCTGAACATAAGCTCAAATTAGAGATTAGTGAGAATGAGGAACGTAAAGAATTCACTTATTCAGAAAAAATGGACTATGCAAAACAGTTAGAGAGAATCGAAGCCAAAAAAGCTAAGGATAGAAAAACATCAAAACTAAAACAAAACAAAGATACCGATATGGTCCATGGACCACAACGGAAAGGCACTACAAGAGACATCGTCGGTAAAGCTTCAGGGTTCGGAAGTGGTAGCACATATAAAAGAGCTAAATATATCTACGAAAATGCTGACGATGAAACCATTAAAGAAATTGATGAAGGTAAAAAAAGTATTCGTAAAGCACATGATGAATTACGTGCCAAAGAAAAGAAAAAGGAAGTTAAAGATATGAATGCTCCAGAGAATCTTGTTACTTCTTCTGTAAAAGGTCAACGTGAACCAGTTTTGGAAAGTCGAAATTCTAAAAAACGTGATCGTCGAGAAGAGATTAACGCTAGAGCAGATGCATTAACTGATGAAGAAAAGCGTTTGATGGAAGCAGAAGGTAACGCGATTACGATTGTCGCATTAGCCGATAACTTATTGAATCTTCTCGAAAGTATTACGGATTTAGATTTAACATTAAATTTTCTGAAAACACAAAGCACGGAAGATTTAAGTAAAGTAGTAAAAATGTCTAAAGGAATCAACAAAATTATAGAAAAAGGAGATTTAAAAAATGTATAACAGACCACTATATGTTAACAACTTAAAAACTGATATGACTTATCAATCGCCAGTAAAGGAATCACAAGTGAAGAAAATTGTAAGAAATTTCGACCCTAAAAAATTACACACAATTGTAGTCAATAAACGTGCAAATGGATTGTTTTATATCATCGACGGTCAACATCGAGTAGAAGCTTTGAAAGAACTAGGCGCGCCGATGATAGATGCAACTATTCACGAGGGTCTTACTGTAGAGGAAGAAGCAGAAATGTATTACGGCATTAATGATAGACCCTCTAAGACGCCGAACATGAAAGGTAAATCTTCTCTTGCATTCAAAAATCCAGATGCAGTTGAAATCGATGAAGCAGTGACAGAAGTTGGTTTGAAAATCGACTATGACAAAAAGAAGGGCGGTAGCGATGGATATTTAATCGCTTATGCTTCTTTGCAAGATATTCACAAGAAATATGGAAAAGAATTTTTAGAAGTAGTTTTATTCACGATTAGAAAGTCGTTTGGTACAGAAGCCCGATTTTACCAAGCTTACATTTTACGAGGATTAGCTCAATTTATTAGCAAATATGGTCGACAAATTGATTTTAACCACCTAACAAATCGTTTGACTGAATTAGGTTTCGACAAATTTCTTCAAGAAGTGAATAAACACAGAGCTGCTTTTAGTACAAAAAAAGAATGCCTACCCATCGCACTGGTAGACATCTATAACAAAAGAAAGCATAAAAAGAATCAATTAGACAAACGTATGCTGTTTATCTAATTCTACCACACGAGGTGGTTAAAAGCCACCTCAACTATACACATATTATGTGTAGAAAAAAGTGGTACGCCCTTTAAGAGTACCACAAGGCTACTACCTTTAGTAGTACCGAAAAGGGTGCGCACTTTATATGTATCCATACGCTGTCCACAATGTGGAAACCCACAATCGAACAACCAAATTAAGGAGGGTCAAATAATGTTAAAACTACTACAAATTAGAAGAGAAAAGAATAAATTAAAGCTCAAATTACTAAAGCACGCTAGCCACTGTTTAGAAAGAAACAACAACCCTGAACTGTTGCGAGCAGTTGCAGAGTTGTTGAAAAAGGTTAACTAAATTCTACCGTGAGAATTTGTCCAGCTTCTACACTTAGAGTTTGAGCGCCAACAAACACATAAGCACTTGTAGGATCTAGAAAAAATGTTTCAATTTGGTCTTTTGTGACAATTTCAATGTTTTCATATCCAGGATAAACAATTTTCTCTAAATCAGAAACATGTTTTTTAGAACCGTCTTTCAAAGTAACTAAAACTTTCATACTTCTCACCCCCTTTCATAAGGAGATAACAACATTATACACGAAAGGTTTACTTATATGACTACATTACTAATCGCATTAAACATTATCGCGTTCATCACATGTGTGACGCTGCAATACAAAAGAAGATACTAGGAGGTCTCAAAATTGAAACCGCAATATTTAAACATAAAACACATTATGCTAATTGCTGGCGTATCGAAAAGTAAAGCAACATCAATCGTCAGAGAATTAAATCAAGAGTTGGCAAAAGAAGGTTATATTACTATTTCCGGTAAGGTGCCAATTCAATTGGTAAGAGAAAAAATGCCTTATTGGGATTTATCGGACGAGGTAGTGGAGGGATTACATGCAAGTTAAACTGCTAGCTTTACTAATCGCAATGATAACAACATTCGTAGTGACGACACCCTTTGCATTCGAAGTGTACTTCACTACAACTCTTACAATCGCCACATGGACTATGATAGGAAGCTACTACGCAGCTAAATATGTAATCAACACATTAAAAAAGACTGAATGCTAGGTGCAGCTAGCAAACAGTCGGGAATAGGAGTTTTTGCACAAAATTCCGATTCCATTCTACCAAAAATGGAGGAAAATGCAAATGTTAAAAGAAAAAAGAATGACTATCGAGCAAATGCTAAGAATCCAACGTGAACTCGATAGATGTCGAGCTTATTCCGATAACGTATGCACAGTAGAAGGAATAAATTATGACAGTGGCACTAGAGGAATTGCATTTAATCACGTTGGTTTTAGATACCCAAATAAAATTAAATCAATTTACATTTATGACTGGGAAGAACCAGAGGTTATAGAGGAGAAAGTAAACAAGATCAAAGATGTCATCGCAGGGGAGGCTTTAATCGAATGAATAAAGTAGTTACTTACTTTTATAAACACAAAGATTTAGACATTTATGTAACGAACCGTCCAACAGACGCTAACCCTAACATCAAGTACTCAACAGATAAACGTGATGCACGTAAATTCGATGGAATGGAAAATGTGCTAATCGATACAGCAACGCATGATGTTTATAAACATACACACATTGAAACGGATGAGATTGAGAAGGTGGAACTATGAACAAATCAGAATCTGTTGTCGAAATCAACAAAGCTATGGTTGCTTTTCGAAAAGAAGTAAAGCAACCACTTAAAGATAAAAACAATCCTTTCTTCAAATCAAAATATGTACCTCTTGAGAACGTCGTAGAGGCTATTGATGAGGCTGCAACACCTCATGGCTTGTCTTATACCCAATGGGCATTAAACGACAGTGAGGGGCGTGTAGGAGTCGCTACAATGCTAATGCATGAGAGTGGCGAATATATTGAATACGACCCCGTTTTTATGAATGCAGAGAAGAATACGCCACAAGGTGCAGGGTCATTGATTAGCTATCTCAAACGTTACTCATTATCTGCAATATTCGGCATTACAAGTGATCAAGATGATGACGGTAATGCGGCAAGTGGAAAGCAAAGTAAATCAGAACCTAAAGCAAGTAGTAAGACTGTAGGTGCGTTAAAGCAAGAAGTGCTTAACTTTGTAGAACTAATGAAATCACTAAATAAAGATGTGACACAAAAACAAGCTGAACAAACTTTTGGTATTCAAAATTACACTGCTATGACAGAGCAACAGGCAGTAAACACAATAAACAAAATTCAAACTATGGCGAAAAAATATAAGGAGAATGAGTAATGGCGAATTCAGTAATCTTAACAGGACGTATTACTAAAGATTTAGAACTTAAACCAGCAGGACAAACGCAGGTAACTAACTTCTCAATGGCAGTAGATAATCCGTTCAAAAAGGATGACGCATCGTTCTTTGACATCGTAGCTTTTGGTAAGACGGCAGAGTTGCTTAACAACTACTGTGGTAAAGGTAGCAAGATTTTAATTGAGGGCAACCTAAAACAAGACCGATTCCAAGATAAACAAGGTAATAACCGTTCTGCAGTGCGTGTTATCGCAAATCGTATTGAGTTTCTAGACAGCAAGGGACAATCCAACAATGAATCTAAACAACAACGAGAACAAGCTCAGGATAATCCATTCGAAAATAGTGATGACGAGTTTTCAGATTTACCTTTCTAGGACGTGATTAGATGCCTTTAATTACAAATTACATCACTCAAGATGACGGCACGACAACTGTCGTTATCTCGGGTGTTGAATTAGGTGATAAGGAAACGCTGCTACTCGATAACGGATTCGATGTAGAAGTTGATGTTAACGTCTTAGATCCGTTCCAAATCACCGACAAACAACGCCGTAAGATATTCGCCTTAGTCAAAGACATAGAAGAATATACGGGCCAACCTATGGATTATATGAGACATATGTTTATCGAATGTACAAGAACATATCATGGATATGACAACCCCATATCACTTAGTAATTGCACTCGAACACAAGCTTCACAAATCATCGACATCACATTGGATTGGGTGTTTGAGAACGGAATACCCCTCAGCTACAAAACAAGTGAATTATTAAAAGGGGATAAATCAAAACTCTACTGGTCAACGGTCAATAGAAACTGCGTCATTTGCGGTAAACCTCATTCAGATTTAGCACATAGATATGCGGTAGGACGTGGGCGCGACAGAACCAAGATAAATCACTACGGCAACCAAGTATTAGCGTTATGTCGTGAACATCACACAGAGCAGCACAACATAGGGATGGACAGCTTTAACGACAAGTACCATTTGCATGATAGCTGGGTCGATGTGGATGAGAGGTTGAACAAAATGTTGAAAGGAGAGAAAGTGAAGTGAGTAAAATTCAGTTGATAAAAATAGCACTCCTAATCGTCGTCTTGGCGGAGGAGATTAGGAATGCTAGAAATTATAAAAAAGCTGTAGGGAAGCCTTTTTCGAGAAATTAATTATTCATCATCTTTTTTGTATTCAAATGTTAAGTAAAAACAAACTAATGAAATAAGTAACACGAATATTGAAATAGGAACATTAACGGGTTCATTATACATTGCTCCAGAGAATAAAGCCCACGAAATATTTGGGGCGAAGACTAATGAAGTTGCATTAATCATTTTTTTAGTTGGAGGTGCATACTTTTGCAATTTTGTATCGTCGACGTAATCTTCTTTTCTGTTTTCTCTTTTATTATTTATTGGATAGGAAGAATTGAAGGAGTCACTAACGCTAGGAAAGTTAACAGTATTGATAAAAGAATAGCGAAGTATATTGTTAATTCGCGTAATTTCCTTTATAGGAAAATTCGATTGGGTCTTAAATGCTTGAAGTGTATTTTCAGAAAATAAATTATTTCTAAAATTCATCGAGATGTCGATAGTAGGCACTTTGATTTTTACCAAATTTGAAGTATCAATATTTAGTAGCGTATTTTCGTAAATATTATTGAATTTTGTCATCTGATTAATAGTTTTTCTTAATTCTTTAGAAGGTTTTGTTGCTTCGAACACGGTGTTTCTTAAGTTGGAAATATTTTTATTCAATATTGGTCTGATATCTTTTAATGGATCGATATACATTTTATCACCTCCAATCCGATGCAAAAGCATTCAGAAAAATTATACCAGAAAGGAGAATGTAAATGACTGATCAACCAAGTTACTATTCAATTATTCCTGCAAGCGTAAGGTACGACAAAGATTTAAAACCTATGGAAATCATAATGTATGGTGAAATAACCGCACTGGCAAACAAATACGGCTATGCCTACGCTAGCAATAGTTACTTTGCAGAGCTGTATCAAGTCCACAAAAAAACAGTTTCGAACTGGATTAATCATTTAAAAGAAAAAGGCTACATTCGTACTGTTGTTACAAGAAACGAAGATATGTCAGTGAAAGACAGAAAAATTTATATTATACCCCCCTATGAACAAAAAGATGGAGAGGGGTATCCACAAAAAGATTCCTACCCTATCCACAAAAAGACGGAAGAGAATAATACAAGGTTTAATAATACAAGTGTTAATAGAGACAGAGACGAGACATCTAAATTATTTCAATTAATTAGTAAAGAATTAGAAATGATACAAAGTCCTTTAAAAGTACAACAATTAGAACATTGCATTGAGTCTTTTACAACAAATAGGTCAGAGGTAGTAGAAGTTGCTGTTGATTACTGTAAACAGAACAAAAAAGGTATCAATTACCTTATTAAGGTTTTGGAAAATTGGAGTAAGGAGAATATTAGCTCAAAAGAAGAAGCAGAAAAGAAAGTTAAAACCAAAAGGCAATCATCAAGATCTGCATTAGATGAAATAGCAGAGGAGTTAGGAGTTGGCTTCTGATGATGAGTAAACAAGAGGCGTTAACTATTTTAAGGTTAATTGATAATGCTTATACCATGAACTTCACAAAAGAAGCAGTGGAAACGTGGATAGATATCCTTTCTGAAAAAGGGGATTACGAACCCACATTGCGTAAGACTAAAAACTACATTGCTAATAATGGATACAAGCCAAAAGTAGCAGACATTCTTGCGTATAAACCTAAAGAGTTTAATTATACGCAAGTGCCAGAGGAACAAACAAAAGAGTATTTGCTTAAAAACGACCCAGAATATCAAAAGGGTTTAGAAGAAGCAAGGCAACGTTGGCAACGCATGAGGGAGGAGTTAGGTTTTGACAAGAATTGACAGACTTGAAACCGAGAAAAGCCTAGTATCTAACCTAATGCGAGACCCTCAACTGATAAGCAAACTGAAGTTGACGCCTGAAATGTTTGAGAATGAGCACACACGAAAGTTTATTGAGTATGTACTAGATGTTGGTAAGGTTGACGTCAACGAAATTTATTACAAGTGTCGTAATGATAAAGACTTCATACCTACTAAAGTGTTGTCTGAAATATACAACTTTGACATTGCTGAAGTGTCTTACTTCATGAATGATCAACTCAATTTATTAAATGAGTACGTAGTAAATGAATCTGTTAACAAAGTGAATGAGTACTTACAACAACCAGATGAACAAAACCTAAAAGTGTTAACAGACGAGATAAATGCATTGCAAGAATTGAGTATTGAAAAAGCTAATCCTACCGATACGTTTTTAGAAGAAATCATGACGAATATATTAAGCGATGAGCCTAGAGAGTTTATCAAAACAATGTACAACAACATTGATAATAAAATACTAGGGTTTGAAAAGTCGCAACTCAATATATTAGCGGGCAGACCTTCAACAGGTAAAACAGCATTTGCATTAAACATAATGTGGCGTATCGCACAACAAGGTTATCCGACATCGTTCTTCAGTTTAGAAACAGGTGGGACCAATATAGGTGAACGCTTAATATCGATGATTACCAATATCCCGTTAACCAAGATTAAGCAGTCGGAAGGGTTGTCTTTAGACGAAACAAACAAAATTATGGACGCTATTAATCAGATTAAGCAACTATCTCACTTATCTATACACGATGGTGCAGTTATTACGCCAAGGGATATCAGAGAGCAGGCAATGCAAGAAAGTGATAAACCACACGTTATATTCATCGACTACTTAACACTTATGAAGTCTGACGTCCCGATGAAAGAAAGACGGCTAGAAGTTGAAAAAATTAGTCGTGATCTAAAAATAATTGCTAAAGAGACAGGGTGCGTCATTATCGCACTTGCTCAGCTAAGTCGTGGGGTTGAATCTAGGCAAGACAAACGTCCAATGATGAGTGATTTAAGAGAAACTGGCGGTATCGAGCAAGATGCACACTTCATCTTTATGCTTTATCGAGATGATTATTATGATAAAGATTTAGTAGACAACGAAACTGGCAAGTCGGATATAGAAGTGAATGTTGTAAAAAATAAAGATGGCGAAACAGGCGTGATTCAAATGGAATTTTACAAAAAGAGCCAGAGGTTTTACTAATGACAATCGGAGAGATGCAAGACTTTTTAGGAGACCTCTACAGAGACATATATAAAGGCGATACGCTCATTCAAATCAATTTGGTACAAATGGGTTGGGCAATAGAAAGATTGCTTGATAGAGGGCAAATTACGTTGTTTGACGACTATGACAAAGTCAGTCGAATCATCTTTGATGAAATCGACTTTACACAAAGGAGCAGACATGACAGAAGCTGAAATCCAGAAACAAATAATTGAATCTTTAAATAATTCTGAATGTCAGGTGTGGAGAGCTAACGCTGGAATGGTACGCGTAGGTAAGAGGACGCTGAAACTCTTGCCTAAAGGCTTTCCTGACATATTCGGAGTAAGGCTGAAAGACGGTAAGTTTATAGCGATTGAGATTAAAAAGCCTACTGGCAAATTATCGAGTGAACAAATTGAATTTCAAGAGTGGGCCATAAAACACAAAATTGTATATGGCGTCGCATATTCAGTAGAAGACGCATTAAAAATTATAGAGGGGGATTAACATGCATACAGTATTAGCATTACATCGTAACGGAGAGAAACCGACAAAATCGTCTCATGATGAATTTGAGAAATCGAAAATGGAGCAAGCGTATCAAAGATATAAAACGAAAAGAAAAGAGAAACCATGGTTAACTACGGTACCGCAATCGGTTAAGCCTAGCAGGGCGTACTATGATTTATGCGACTTTGTAGGCGTGCCAGTGAAGCAGAAAAAAATTAAACGTTATCCTGCTAAACCGAAAGAAAAGAATTTACCTAAAATCACTGGTGATCATTCACGTGAATTCATTATTAATGGATATGTGGTATCGGTCAGACAGTTAGCTAAATTATTAAATATGCGATACGAGGTTGTAAATAGCAGATTGCGTAACGGTGCAACGCCTGAAGAATTAATGGAGAAAAAGGGCGTGAAGTTATGAAAATCAAAGAATTAAAATTGGGCGATAAAGTTATGGCTTATGTGGATTACAAACACAAAACTGACGGCATCAATGCATATCCAATACAAGGTTATGTAAGAGAAATGCCAAATGATAAACGATGGGCAAAGTTACATTGTGCGCATGGGATTGAAACGATTACTGATGAAGATGACTTTGAATTATTCGAAAATAATCGTCCTAGTCATTATGGCGCAGGCAAATCAGACCTTATCGATTACTGGTGTGAGCGTTACAGTCCTGACGAATTAAGAGGGGCGTTTAAATCACAGATAAGTAAATATATTGACCGTTTAGGTTACAAAGATGATGAAGTAAAAGAATTAAATAAAATCATAGATTATGCTACCCGTTATCGTGATTGGTTGGAGGAGGATAAGCGATGAAACAAGTCTATTTAGGCGGTGGCATGTTAGATCTAGGTGACCAAATGCGACGTGAATACGAAAAAGCAGAATTGACTAAATTAGGTTACAAAGTTTATGCGCCACAAGATGATAAAGATATTAATGATAAAGATAATGCAAATCAAGACAATTTAGCAGAACGTATTGTATCAAATGACACATTAGGTATGCAGAGTAGTCAAATCCTTATATTCGATTACCTACCACACAATCAAGGTACGATTTGTGAAATGGGATTTGTACAGTATATGCTTAAAGATTTATCAAGATTAAGTACGTCTATTTATGCAATGCTTAAAGTATACGTCCAATGTACAGATGTTAGACAAGGTACAGGTCATATATCTAAAGAGCAGGACAGACAAGAGTTTTCAATTAATCAATATGTATATGGCGTAATCTTAGAAATTACAGAGGGCAGAGGGATTCAGACTTTTGACGAGATACTGGAGGATTTAAAGCGATGAGTTTACTCCTTTGCCATATAACGTACCTAAATGAAGATGGTACGTATAAAAAGAACAACAATATTCTAGTCACAGAGAAAGTGGAATTTACCACTGATCTAATCGAACAGGCGGAATACATCGAACAGTTTATTTACGGATACGAATTTAAAATTGATTATAAATTGTACACGGTTATAAGCGTGTACAACGTAACGGTAAAGAAAAACGAATCAATTTATTCGTGGTTAGAACGTGTGGAGAAAAGAGGACGGGATACATGGAACTAACAACAATCAAACGTGTTAACTACATTTACGACTGTGCAGGCAAGACGCCGACGCAGGTGCAGAATGAGTTGAGTGTAAAAGGCATTAGGGGCTTTGTCGTCAATGTAAATAAAGACAAAGTCACGATGTTGATAGAAAAGCAGTACAGTAAATCGAATTTGGAGGTTATGCGGAATGGTAAAGATTAAAACGAAAAAGGAAATGAATTTGCCTGAACTGATTCAGTGGGGTTGGAAGAATGGCGAAGAACAAAGAATTTTTCGTGGCAGTAAATATGGGTCAGTTTGTTTTAATGATGATGGTTGGGTGATTATTGAAACAGCGATCGAACAGGACGAAACTTTCGAAGTCGAAATTGAACAGGAAATTACAGAGGAGACAGTGATTTTCAGACTTTTAGAAGTCAGAAATGCAATACCTTCTAATAAGACAGAGTGGAAAGATTTAAAAATATTAAAGTCTTATTTATATGGCAATCACTCTATTTCTGAAATTAAAAATGAATATAGCGTTGCTATTTACATGCTCAACGACGATATGACAATGACTCTGATATGGCGAAATGGGGGAATGGTGGAATGAAACTAGATGAATTTCAACAACTTAGTAAAAACGTAAAGTTTATAATTGAGAAGTTTGCAGAAAATCCCGGAAGATTTGCGAGCATAGTGATTCAAATGTATTGGGCTACTAAAGATGAATGCGACTCGTACAAACAAGAACGTGATTCATTAATAGCAGACATCGCGAAGTTACGTGCAGAACGTGATGAATACAAACGCAAACTAGACGATGTGGTAGATTTATTCACACGCCACATCAACTATAAGTTATCAGTCACTCACAACACATGGTACATCAATTTACGACATAGATTAGATGAGGTGTTAAAAGATGACAAATGAAAAAGAACAAATGATATTTTACTTGATGAATAAGTACAAAGGATTAATACAGTTGGAAATGAATTATCAAGAATGGAAAGAAAGTAATCCGAATAAAAATAGTTGGGATTACAAAGGTAAAAGACCAACAAAAGCCGAATTAAAGCGTTACAGATTATTGATGAAAGAACTGATGATTGAGTTTGAAAAGGAGTTCGATTTCTATGGCTAAAGTTGATTATAAACGTATTTGGCAAGACTGGAAAGAAAGACGAATAAGAAGTTTCGTATTATTGCACGAGAACGCCAAAATTAGAGAAGATAAATATTATTTGTTAGAACGCAATAAAGTAGCCTTCGAGTTGCGTGAAATGGATAGATTAGACGGCACGAATGAATTCGATAACCTACTACACGATTTAGAAAGGGCGAATGTAAATGAATGAAGATACCCTAATTAGACGTAAATATATCAGTGTACGTCAACGATGTCATAACCCTAACAGCTCTGGTTATCACAAATATGGAGCGAAAGGAATAAAAATGCATCAAGAGTGGCTTGAAAATTATGAGTCATTCAAAAAGTGGGCATATGATAGTGGTTTTAAAGCTGGACTTACTATTGATAGAATAGATAATTCAAAAGGATATTCGCCTGAAAATTGCAGATGGGCCACCATTCAAGAGCAGGCAAACAATAAGACTAATAATGTTCTAATAGAATATAAAGGCGATTCAATGACACTAAAACAATGGTGTGATCATTTAAATCTTAATTATAAAAGAATATTTGCAAGGTACCAAAGAGGTATTAGACCTCCTAAACTATTTACTAAAAGTAAACTTAAAAACTCAAATAAAAAACCATCTATGTATTTCACTTTTAACGGTGAAACGAAATCTTGCACAGAATGGTCTGAAAATCTTGGGATAAATCCTTCAACGATATATTTACGATACCATAAGGGGTTAAGTGTAGAAGAAATTTTATCACCTAAACCTTTACTAGTAGAAAGAGACAAAACCAAAATTAAAAATAACGGAGATATTAAGGATGACCTTAAAAAAGATCGAATTGAAAAAGGTTTAACCATGAAAGAGTTATCTTCTAAGTTGGGATATGTAAGCAATCAGGTATGGAGATGGGAGAATACTGACAGACGAATTAAAAAAGAAGATATAAACAAGTTGATTGAATTAGGCATTTTAAACGGCAGTAAATGGAATGAGGAGGACAAATAAATGGAACAGTTAACAGTAGACCAGTTAAAAGAACTTTTACAAATACAAAAGGAATTCGATAGCAGAATTCCAACACTTAATTTACAAGATAGCAAGATTGCGTATGTGGTTGAATTCTTCGAGTGGTTTAACACATTAGAAACATTTAAGAACTGGAAAAAGAGACCGGGCAAGCCCTTAGATGTGCAACTAGATGAATTGGCGGACATGTTGGCATTTGGATTGAGTATTACAATTCAAAAAGGCGACATAAAAGAAATAGAATTAGAACGTGTGATAAATTGCGATGTAGCAATACCGAATAAGCTTGTCGAATATGACTATCGGCAGTTATTAGGCATATTAGATCATGCAATTACGTTGAACCGAACAGTATTATTAACATTTGCATTAGCACATAGATTCTATACGGTAGAACAACTAATCACAGCTTACAAAAAGAAAATGGAGCGGAATCATGCAAGACAAGACGGGACAGCAGACACAGAAAAAGGATACGTGTAAAGACATATTAGAACGCGTCAAAGAAATATTAAACAAGGAGTGATTATATGAAGTCTTTTGAATCATCAACCATAAAAATACTTAGAAGGTTATTTGAAGGTAAAAACGAAACCAATATTCACATTTCGAGATTGAATGATGTTAATTATTCGGAAATTGAACAGATAACAAAGTACAAATTAGCAGAAACGCATACAAAAAATGAACATTTTAGAGACGTTGTGACTTTAAGGTTTAAAAAGAAGTAAGGAGTGATCATATGAAATATTTAAGAGTGGTATTACACACATTGGTAACGATTCTGATTTATGAAGGTGCTAAGAAATTAATGAATGATATGTTGGAGGACAAGTGATGCATATACTAATTATATTACTGGCGATACTGTCAATCGTGCTACTGATACGTAATTATTACTTATCTAAGTATATAGAAGAATTGGAATACACAATGTTGACATTAGCAAGTCGGGTACTTTCTGAAGATAACATTGACAAACTCATTAAGTAGGAGGACATAAATGTACACACCATCTAAAGTTAAACAATTAATAATGGATTACCACTGGATGCGAAGACTGATTGACCATCAGGTTTATGAATACGATAGTACTTCTATAGGGCAGTATGGCATTGAATCAGCAATGCCTAAAGCACAGGGTGGCACTGGAGACAAAGTACTGGTACGTGTGATACGTAATGATAAGGATAGACGTAAGACATAAGATTTAATAGACAAGGTATCGTTCATTGATGAGCACGAGCACCTCATTACCAATGATAAGAACTACCATATATTACAATTACTTAAACAAGGTGAGAGTATTACAGCAATAGAAGTACTAATGAAAGCAAGTCGTAAGAATGTATACAACCGTATCAATCAGATTGTGGAGGAGTATATGAAAGCGCAAGGGTAACACATTACACAGATTACACACTTTACACAGTATTATGTTTATCGAACTTTATTTATTATAATGGACTTGTCAATACTATATATACTTTAAGTCACTGGCACTCGAGTTATCTCGGGTGCTCTTTTGTTTGCTTGATATAAGCAGGAAGGATAGTGATCCAATATGTATCTAGACTAAGGAGCTTAACTCTTATGGATATCATTGACTATAACGAATATAAAGAACGTAAACGGTTCTATAACTCAAAGCATTGGCAACTTGTTAGAGAATACGTATTAAAGCGTGCTAATTATGAATGCGAGTGGTGCGCTGCAGAAGGAAAGGTAACAACAACTAATTTAGAAGTTGACCATATAGAAGAATTGCAGGATAGACCTGATTTGAAACTTGACCCTGATAACTTAAGAGTATTATGTAAGGCATGTCATAACAAAAGGCATACACGGTTTCAATATGGTGGTAATCAGTTCAAACCAAAAGTTAAAAAATGGAAAGACGAGAAGTGGTAAAAGTGTATCCCCCGGGTTGTTTCAATTGCGTACAATTTTATATTTGGGAGAACGGCGAGTGGGCTCGACTGTGCAAGAATTTCGCAAAAACTCGCATATAACCGTATACCCCCTACCCCTACATGCAGAAAGGAGTGATAATATGAAAGTAAGTGACAACGATAAGAATGTTATTAAGGAACGTGAGCGTTTAGAAGCTATCTACAGCGATATTCCCTCAGAAAAGTTTAAAGTCGTTGAAGGTTTAATTATTCAAGCAGCACGATTACGTGTCATGCTCGATTACATGTGGAAAGATATTCAAGAGAATGGCGAATACAACTTATTCCAACAATCACAGAACCTTCCTTCTTATGAACGTGAACGCCCCGTCGCACGACTTTACAACACACGCGATCAATCGTATCAACGTGTGATAAAACAACTGACTGACTTATTGCCGAAAGACAAAAAACCAGTTGAAACAGATGAACCTGTTGATGATTACGTATGATTCATAACAAGTACGTAGATGAATATATTCAACAGTGGCATGAGGGTAAGATAATATTCAATCAGGAACGTATCGACTTAATAAACTACTTAGAAAATGATGTATTAACGAAAGATAACATTCACTTTGAAGATGACAAGATTGAGAAGTGTATCAAGTTTATTGAAAAGTGGTACTTCCCGACACAACCATTTCAACGCTTTATTATCGCATTCTTATTCCTGATGGACGATGAAGAAGAATCACCTTACTTTACAGAATTCGCTCTATTCATGGGACGTGGTGCAGGGAAAAACGGCTTTATCAGTGCAATTAGTGATTTCTTAACCACACCTATTCATGGTATTAAAAAATATGATATTTCTATTGTTGCGAATAGCGAAGAACAAGCTAAAACATCGTTTAATGAAGTTTACGACGTGTTACTTGAACATAAGCGCAATAAAACGGGAGAACGTCCGAAAGCACCATATGAAGTAAGTAAAACTGAAATAAAAAATCGTTCTACAGGTTCGATTATCCGATATAACACATCTAATACGAAAACCAAAGATGGTGGCCGTGAAGGGTGTGTTATTTTTGATGAAATCGCTATTTACGAAACGGCGGACATGGTTAACGTCAAACGTGGTGGTTTAGGTAAGGTTATTCATGATAGAACGTTTTATATTTCCACAGACGGATTTGTTCGTGAAGGATTTATGGATCAGATGAAAGAACGAATTACCGAAGTGTTAAAACGTAATAATCCGAATGACCGTATATTTCCATTCTATTGTAAATTAGATGACCCTAAAGAAGTTGATGACGAACAGATGTGGGAGAAATCAAATCCAATGTTACACCCTCCACTCACAGGCTATGCACGGAATTTAAAACGTAAGATTAAAGAGGAATATAACGTCCTTCATATCAACCGCTCAAACCGCCCTGAATTCATGACCAAACGCATGAACTTACCTGAAGTTGATGAAGAAAAAGTTGTCGCACCATGGGAAGAAATTCTTGCGACGAATCGTGAATTCCCTGAATTGCAAGATAAAGCATGTATTGGCGGACTTGATTACGCATTAGTACGTGACTTCGCAAGTGTTGGTTTGTTATTCCGTGACGGCGATGAGTATTACTGGCAAACACATTCATTCATACGTCGAGGATTCTTAGAAACAGTGCATCTTGAACCCCCAATTGAAGAATGGGCAGACAGAGGGTTGCTTACCATTGTGGATGACGATGTGATTGATATTCAGTACATCGTTAATTGGTTTAAAACACAACAACAATACTATAACTTAACGAAAGTTGTATCGGATAACTTCCGTACGGATATTGTCCGACGTCCATTTGAAGACGCAGGCATACCTTTAGAGGTTATTAAGAATCCAACGGCTATACATGGTTTGCTTGCACCCCGTATTGATACGATGTTTGCGAAAAAGCAAATTGTATTCGGTGACAATCCATTAATGCGGTGGTTTACAAACAACGTAGCAGTCAAGATGCAACCTGACGGAAGCAAAAAATATATTAAGAAAGATGAAGTAAGACGTAAAACAGACGGCTTCCACGCCATGTTACATGCATTGTATCGAGCAGATGAAATATTAGAGTATGACCAACCATTTATTATGCATGAGATTAACTTCTAACTAGGGAGGAGGTGGGAAAATGAGTATATTTGACAGGATTTTAGGACGCAACGAAGCCATTGAATTCAGTTATGATTTAGATTTAATCCGTGAAACGTCACATAAGGCGTACATTAAAAAATGGGCGTTAGATACTTGCGTTAACCACATTGCACGTACGATTAGTCAGACTAAATTTGAAATTAGTAACAGTGGTGCAAAAGAACTTAACTCAACCACACATTACAAATTGAATGTACGACCGAATACAGATGAATCGGCTGCAACGTTTTGGCAAAAGGTTGTTCGAAAACTAATTTTTGATAACGAAGTGCTAATTGTTGTAACAGATACAAAAGATTTAATAATTGCTGATGACTTTTCAAGAGAACATTACGCATTATATGACGATGTATTTTCTGATGTGGTTGTGAATGATTTTAAATTCGAACGTAACTTCTTAATGGGCGAAGTGATTTACCTAGAATACAACAATGAGGCTATAGAGAATTTACTCTATGGCTTATTTAGCGATTATGGGGACATATTCGGGCGTTTGATACGTTCTAATTTAATGAACAATCAGATACGAGCAACGCTGGGAATGGATGCGAATATGCAAATTACTCAACAAACGCAAGAAAATATTCAGAGTTTCATTAACCAAGCATATGACGCTTTCAGTACAAGCGATGTAGCCATTGTCCCTGTACAAAAAGGTTACCAATATACTGAACATACACGGGATAACACGTCAGGGAAATCTCAAATCGAAGAAATGGCGAAGATACCTGATCAATTACTTAGTTATGTCGCACGTAACTTAGGTATTCCAGTGGGATTAATTAATGGAGATACCGCAGACATTGAAGCAATGACCGATAACTACATGAAGTTCTGTATCAATCCGATTATTGAGAAGATTACAGTTGAATTGAATGCGAAGTTATTTAGTGAACGTGGTTACAAAGAAGGTAAGCGTATCAAAGCGATTTCAATTGATGCGTATGATCCAATTGAAAAAGCAGAAGCAGTTGATAAGTTAGTGGCTAGTGGTGCATTCAATCGTGATGAGATTCGAGAACTTATGGGACTTGATGCCACGGGAGAAGAACAAATGCAGAAATTCCTTATCACGAAAAACTATCAAACTGTGGATGACATGTCATCAGAGGGAGGTGATACTAATGAACAAACAGTACTTTAATATCGCTAAAATTAATGACAGTATTGGCGAAATCGATATTTACGGTGAAATCATTGATGAATCTTGGCGTATGAGCGATACAGAAACAAGCGCACCCTCATTTAAAGACGCGCTAAAAGAATTAAAAGATGTTAAGCAAATTACAGTCAACATCAATAGTGGTGGTGGAGATGTATTCTCGGGTGTAGCCATCCACAATATGCTTAAAAGTCACAAAGCTCACGTTACAGTCAAGATTGATGGTTTGGCTGCATCAATTGCATCAGTGATTGCAATGGCAGGCGACAAAGTTATCATCCCTAGGAATGCTATGCTCATGATACACAATGCATGGACGTTTGCAGTAGGTAATGCAAGTGATTTACGTAAACAAGCCGAAGATTTAGAGAAAGTCAACAGTGTAGTTATCAATTCTTATTTAGATAAGAATCCCGACATTGATGAAGATAAATTACGTTCATTGATGGATGAGGAAACATGGTTGACTGCGCAAGAAGCGAAAGACTTAGGTCTTGTGGACGAGATTGCAGAACCTAACAAAGCGGCTGCAAACATCACTAAAAATCAAATAGAAAGGTATGATAACGTGCCACAGAAATTTAAAAACGAAGAACCTACGGTTGAAACACCTAAAGAAACTAAGCAAGAAGTGACAGTTGATGACGTTATGTCAGCTTTAGACGAAATTAAATCTGATGTAAAAGCTATCTTAGAACATGTATCTAAAGATGAAACACCAAAAGAAGATGAAGAGATTGATGCTTCACAAGCACAAAATAGCTTTGCACGGGTATTTAATATGAAACAGTATTAAAGGAGGCCAAACTTATGGCAATTAATTTAGAAAACAAAGAACAATTTCAAAATTCACAAAAGTTATTAGCGGAATTTTCGAATATGGATTCTAACGCTTCTGACGAACAGGTTAAAGAAAAATATACAGAGTATATGAATGCATATTCATCTGAACTTGCAGAGGCTATTCGAAATGATATTCGAAAAGAACAGGGCGATAACGCTGTTTTAAATGGACGTAATGTAAATCGTTTAACAACAGAAGAAAAGAAATTTTATAACGCATTAGTTTCAGAAGACCATGTGAATACTGATACTAAATGGAAAGACACAGAACTATTACCGGAAACAATCGTTGATCGTATTTTCGATGATATTGAAACAGAAAAACCATTGCTTAAACATATTAATATTCAACGTACCGGACTAAAAGCACGTGTTATTCGTTCTGTTCCTGAAGGGCAAGTTGTATGGGGTAAAATCTTTGATGAAATCCGTGGCCAATTGGAAGCTACATTCTTCGAACAAGATGTAACATTAGGTAAAGCCACTTGTTTTGTAGTAGTGCCCAAAGATTTAAAAGATGCAGGTGTACAATGGGTTGACCGTTATGTACGCACTCAAATTAAAGAAGCTTTCGCAGTTGCTATCGAAAAAACAGCAATTAACGGACAAGGTGCAGCGCGCAACGAACCTGTAGGATTAATGAAAGAGATTAATCGTACCAACAATGCTGTATCAGATAAAACGGTTGCGGGCACTTTAACTTTATCTGACCCTAAAAAGTCAATTGCTGAAATCGGTATGGTGATTAAAAATTTATCTATTAAAGAATATTACGACAAAGAAGGTAATGTTAAACGTTCTAAAGGCGCAAATGTTACAAATAACGTAGTCGTTGTATTAAACCCAGCAGATTATATTTACGCGAAAATCGCGTTTACAATTCCGATGCCTAATGGTCAATATGCAAGCCCTATTCCTTTTAATGTGACTTTCGAACAATCTGAATTTGTACCACAAGGGAAAGCAGTGGCATTTGATAAAACGCGTTATCATTTTTATGCGGGTAGTGAAGTTATCTTGCGTACATTCGACCAAACATTAGCATTAGAAGATATGGATTTATATACGGCTAAGCAATTTCTATACGCTGAGCCAGATGATAACAAAACATCCTTTGTATATAATGTTGACTTTTCAAGCCATGGAGCGCCAGAACCTGATAGTTTAGAAGAAGGACCTTCATTATAATTAAGGAGGTTTTATAATGGCTAAATTCAAAGCGTTAAAAAAATTCTTTGATAAGGTAAATGATAAGAGTGTCAAAGAAGGCGAGATTATTGATATTACTATAAAAAGAAGTGAAGAAATTGAGAAAAATGCCCTTCAGCAAAAATTTGAAGGACCATTTTTAGAACGTATTAAAGAAAAGAAGTGATATAAATGATTACTTCAGATTTAATTAAGGATTTCAAAGCACGTAATCGTATTTTTTATAACATTGAAGATGAACGTATTAAACGAGATCTCGAATTGTCTTACGAAGATATCAAATCAAAGTGTGGAGAATTCGACATTTCAGTACCTTCCTTAGGTCGTGAATTAGTCCTTGAGCGCACAAGATATGTATTCAATGACAAGCTAGAAGAATTTAGCGATAACTTTCTATCTAGCATAGTCCAGTTTCAAATTATGAATATGGAGGTATACGACGATGGCACAATCACGTAGACAGTTTGTAACAGGTGGCGATATGCGTACACCTGTTATTTTTTACACTGCACATACGACTGATGACTTTATGCCAGGCGAAACAACGGTTGAATATTATCGTTGCTTTGCCGATGTATATCCACCGTCAATTAAGGATTTGGAACGAGACAATGAGGCGAGTATTACAATGGTGACGTGGCATCCACAAAATGATAAACCGATTACAACAGAAATGTATTTCGAGATTGCATTACCACGATATGAAGGTAAGCAATACAACATCATCAATGTGGAAGACGATACCAATAATCACTACAATATTAAAATTATTGGGAAGCGTAAATCATGAGCGTGAAGATTGAAGGCACCAATAATATGTTACGTCAGATTCGTGAAGAATATGGCGAGGGTAAAATGCTTAAAGCACAGGATAAAGCGTTGCGTCTAGGCTCTAAATACTTCAAAAGTGTAATGCAAAGTAACTTTCAAGTCTTTAAAGATACAGGAGCGTCTATTGCAGAAATGACACTGACTGAACCTTATACACTGTATGGCCGTGTACGTACGGTTAAATTGCATTGGGAAGGTGCTATGAGTCGACAATCCATTATCCACTTAAATGAATATGGAACAGTGCGTAATGCAAATCCACGTGGTAAGGGTGTTATTATGCGTACGATGGTTATGACTGAAAAGCCATACCGTGAAATTATAAAGGAATCATTGCGAGGTGACTTATGATGTTTGACATGTTGAGAACGTTACGAAGTTATTTAATTAAAAATCCGACAATTGCTCAACATTGTAATGGTCGCATCCGTGCATTCCATTATGATGAAACAGCAGATACCTCTAATACGTATATATTGATTGACCCTACCATCGCCCCTCAACCTGATACATTTGCGAGTGATACAAACCTTACGACTGAATACATTTATCAGATTGACGTAAGAGGACCTAATTACGATACTGTAAAGTTGGTACAAGAAGCGATTCGTCAAACAATGTGGAGTATTGGTTTTTACCAACAAGACGGTATAGATCAATATGACGCCGAAATACGATTATATTTGGACGCCCGCCGCTATCGTGGGAATCCATACACAATTGATGAGCTTAGGCATATCGATAAAGATTTAAATGAATAACGCTAGCCTTTCGTGAGCAACGGAGGGCTATTTTTTATGCGTAAAATTAAGGAGGAATTATAAATGGGTAGATATAATGCTGCAACAGGTTTAGGTAAATTATATTATGCAGTTTTAACTGAAGAACAAGATGGCAGAGTAACAACTTCAGCAATCAAAGAGGTTGATTATGTACAAGAAATGTCAATTGAATTTGGAGAAGAATTAGAGAAAGCGTATGGTTCAAACAAAGTAGCAGAGATTGCGAAATCTGCAGGGGAAACACAATTATCACTTACTTTCCACAAATTACCAATTGATGTTCAAAAAGACTTGTTAGGATTAATTGCACATGAAAGTGCCGCAAACACTTACGGATTCGGTAAATCAACAGGAATCACTTATGCAACTATAGCAATTCCACGTACTATGGAAGATGGTTCAATGGAATGGTTCGGGCTTTCAAAAGGTGTATTCACACGCCCTAACAAAGAAGGTAAAACAAAAGAAGATGGCGTGGAATTTGGTTCAGATGAAATTGAAGGTCAATTCATGGAACGTAAAGTAGAAGGCTTTGACGAAGAATTAGCAGTTATGATGTCTTATGACCCTAAAGGTTCTACTGAAGGTCGTGACGCCGTATTTCAATCAATGTTTGGAAAAGGTTTCGAAACTGTACAAACAGGTTCTTTTAATGAAGCAGAAGATGTAACAATTACTATCGAGCCATCTTCTGCAGAAGTAAAAGTCGATAGTACGGTTCAATTAAGAGCTACTGTAAGTCCTGAAGATGCGATTGATTCAGATGATGTTACGTTTGAATCAAGTAATACAGAAGTTGCAACTGTTGATGAAAAAACAGGATTAGTAACTGGGGTTTCGGAAGGCGAAGCTAGAATAGCTGTAGGAAGTGCTTCACGTCGTAAAATTTATGCACAAGCTACAGTACGTGTAACTTCTAACGAAATTTAGCTTATGGGGGCGACTTTAACGAGTCGCTTCTTTTTAAATTTAAATTAAACGGTCGAATAGAAAACCCGTTGAAAAAGGAGATAGTAAATTATGGCAAAAGCATTAGTATTAGAAATCAATGGTGAAGATAAAAAATTCTACAAAAAAGGTAGTTTCACTGGACGCCAGGCACGTAAAGGTACGCGTTTAGCAATGACAATGAGTGCTTATGCTAGTAAAACGGCAGAAATGACACTTGAAGAAGTAGAAAAATTCGATGAAACTTTAGATCAGATTGAAAAAATGGTAGTTGAAGATTTATATGATAATCAATTCACTGTAGAGGAATTACAAGATGGTATTGATGGTGATAAATACTTCGAAACAATTATCGGCGAAGTTAGCGGTTCAAGCGAGGACATGGGAAAGAAATAGATGACTCTAGTCTCAGTAGTGAAGAACTAACTTTCGAACAACTATCTAAGAGTATCGACAAAATTTATCAAGAGCTTCTTGAGAATGGTTGGAAGATGAATGAAATAGATGATACGGAAATCTTCGAACTTCTAAGAATATTAAATGCTAAAAATCAGAAAGATTCCAAAGTTAAGAAAGTTGGTAAAAATGAGTCATTAATCGGTGCAATTACAGGTAAAGATCCTAGAGCGACTGGTTAGTGGCTCTTTTTTTTGTATCTAAAATCATAGAAGAAAGGAGAGTGAATGTATGGCAGGAGATATTAAAGGATTAACGATTGATCTCGGGCTTAACACATCAGACATCGACAGAGGTATGGCTAATTTACAACGCAAACTTAAAACGGCTGATGCACAAATGAAGGCAAACTTGTCTACATTTGATAAAGCGGAAGATTCTGTCGACAAGTACGGTGCAAAAATTGAAGGTTTAAACAAAAAATTAAACCAACAAGGTCGTATTGTGGATGAATCAAAGCGCAAACTTGAAACTTTAAAAAACGCTCAAGACCAATCTACTAAAAAGCTACAACAAGCAGAAATCGCTGTAGGAAAAGCCAATCGTAAGTATGAAGATTTAGCTGATACGTATAATAAGCTTGAAAATGAAATGAAACAGTATTCCACAAATGTAAAGAATGCGCAAAATGTGCAAAAACAAATGCAGAATACTGTAACACGTTTGAATGCTGAAATGCGTAACGCAAAATCAGTTGTTGACGATTTACAGAATGAATATGATCAATTGAATAAATCAGGTAAAGCAACAGATGCAGAATTAAAAGCACTTAATGTAAGACTTACACAAGCTAAAACTAACTACAATCAGTTATCAAATGCAGTTGATAGCGCTAAACGAGACTTAAATGAATCAAAAATCGCTACATCTCAAGCTAAAGAAGAATTACAAAAGTTTAGCGACGCTAACAATGAGGCAATGGTTAACGCTAAAGCTGCAATGCAAGTAGCTAAAAAAGAAGCAAGTAATGCGGAACGCTCATATTCTGCATTAAATCGTGAAGTTGGTCAATTACCTGCTAAGTTAGATAAAGCGGAAGCTGAAGTTTATCAACAAATTCTCGCTTATAATAAGTTAGAAAATCAAATCGATGAAACAACTGACGAATTAGAAGCGTTTCATCGCGAGCAAAATAAATTTTTTGGCTTAGGTCCAGCTATTTCTGCTATGAGTCAACGTTACGAAGAAATTAACGCCAAAGTCAACCGTATAGGAAATAGCTTTCGTAATGTTGGCTATGTTATTCGAGGAATAACGTTTGGAACATTGATTTCAAATATATCAGCAATCATTCCAGTAGCAGGCGGCGCAGTAAGCGCTATTGCAGGTATTGGAGGTGCTGCAACTGCAGCTGCAGGTGGTGCTATCGGTTTAGGCGGTGCATACGGCGTAGCACTAGGAAGTATTATGGCGTTCACTGGTCAAGCGACTACAGCGTTGCAAATGCTTGAAGATGGCCAAATGCGCATAACAAGTCAAGTCCGTAATTATCAAAGTGCTTTAAGTGGTTTACAGAATCAATGGAAAGGACTTGTACAAGCTAATCAAGCTGCAATATTTAACACAATGACAAATGGTATTAATATTGCCCGGTTAGCATTGACACGTTTAACTCCAGCAATCACAACCACAACAAATATGATTGCCCGTGCTTCTGGCGAAATGCGTAATTGGGTTAAATCGTCTGAAAATGCCAATAATGCATTCAAACTCATCAATAATATAGGTCCACCTATATTCCAAAATCTACTGAATGCAGGTATGCGCGTTACTGATGGATTAACACATATGTTCACACAATTCGGGCCACTCTTTACATGGGTAGGTCAAGGTATTGAGAACCTAGCTAGCAAGTTCAATGCGTGGGCAAATAGTGCGAGTACAGATAATGGTATCGCTAAATTCATTGAATACACGAAAGTCAATCTTCCAATTGTCGGCAGAATATTCGGCAATGTATTTAGTGGTATTATCAGTTTGTTTACAGCCTTTAGTGGTCACTCTCACAATGTGCTAGTCGGTATGGAAGCCGTAACACAATCATTTAAAAATTGGGCTGCAAACTTAAAAAATACGGAAAGATTTAAAAATTTCCTTCAGTATCTTGAAACGAATGGTCCAATCGTGTGGCAATTGCTTAAGAACATAGGTAGCATTATAGTCGGTATAGTAAGAGGGATGGCCCCTATTGGCGCTGTAGTTTTAAGAATAACTACTGCAATCACGGGTTTTATTGCGAAAGTTGCAAATAGTAGTCCTATACTTGGTGGCTTTTTGGGCGTCTTGACAATGGTTGGGGGAGCATTAATGGCAATCATTCCTCAACTTGCCTTGTTTAGTGCTGCAATCGGAGGGATTAGTAAAATAGCTAGCATTGCAGGTTTAGCAATGAGAGGTTTAGGAGTAGCTTTTACATTTATTACTGGTCCAATCGGTATTGCAGTTGCGGCTATTGCGGCAGTAAGCGCTGCATTAATTTATCTGTACAAAAATAATGAAACATTTAGAAACGCTGTCAACCAAACATGGAATACAATAAAGGTTACTGCCATTGCAGTTTTTGGATTCTTAAAACCGTATATTATTAATATTTGGAATGCGATAAAAAATGCAACCCATGTTGCGTGGGCTGCTATTAAATTTGCAGTAACGAATCCTATGCTAGCTATGAAATCGATTTTAGGGACAATAATTAACGGGATTAAATCCACTGTTATTCAGACATGGAACATCATAAAATCTTTTACTATAGTTGTTTGGAATTCAATTAAAAATGCGGTTGTAAATTCGGCACGAGCGATTTGGAACGGTATAAAATCTGCGTTCAATTCATCTTGGGCATTTATCCGATTTATATTTAATGCTATTCGTAACTTCATTGTGAATGTGTGGACGACAATAAAAAATAGAACACTTGCGATTATTCGTTCAATGGTTGCCGTAACTAAAGCGATTTTTAACAATCTTTCTGCCGTCACACGCCGATTGTTTAATTTATTGCGTGCATTCTTTTCTACAGTTTGGAATGCGATTAAGAATACGACAATACGTGTTATCCGTGCGATGTGGAATACGGTTAAAGGTATATGGAATACTTTTTCTGCCGTAAGTCGTAAAATTTTCAACAATTTACGTGCATTCTTCTCATCTGTCTGGAATTCCATCAGAAATACCGTCGTTAGAATTGCTCGAGGTTTATGGAATACTGTTAAAGGTATTTGGAACACGTTCTCGACAGTTACACGTCGCATATTCAATAATGTAAAATCATTTTTGATTAACTTATGGAATCATATAAGAAGTAAAGTCACTTCGACTGTGCGTAGCTTATGGAACTCTGTACGTAATACGTTTAACAATTTATTTAATGGAACACGCAACATATTTAATAAAGTTCGTAATTATGTGATTAACACTTGGTCAAATATAAAATCACGTGTAGTCAATATAGTTAGCAGTTTGTGGAATAATGTACGTCGTATATTCAACAACATGAAAAACGGACTAGCCAATATTATTAGCAAAATTAAAAGTCATATTGGTGGAATGGTTAACGCCATTAAGAAAGGTTTAAATGGACTTATTAAAGGATTAAACTGGGTAGGTTCAAAATTAAGCTTGCCTAAAATACCGACACTGTCTACAGGGACACAAAAAATTAACCGCCATATTACCACTACATCAGACGGCCGTTTGAAACAAGGTACAATGGCAGTTGTGGGAGATAAAGGCCCTGGTAACGGTAGTGGTGTTGATGGACGTCGAGAATTAATTCAATACCCTAACGGACGCACTGCGTTAACTCCTGCAAAAGACACGACTACATTCTTGCCTAAAGGCTCACGTGTAATAAGCGGCGGAATGCGTCAACAGATGTTATCCACTGGGACATTACCTAGATTCAATGGTGGTTCGTGGTTTGGTAAAGCTAGTAATTGGCTTTCTGACAAAGCAAGTTTCATTGGCGGAAAAGTCAAAGATGTAGGTAAATGGCTATCTGATAAGATTGGCGACGTCATGGATTATATGGACAATCCAGGTAAATTATTAGATAAGGTATTAGGTGGATTAGGAATCAATTTCAATAGTCTTACAAAAGGCATGGGCATTGTAGGAGATATTACAAGGGCCGCGTGGAAAAATATCAAAAAAGCTGCGATCAAATGGATTGAAGATGGTTTTTCTGAATCAGGAGATGGCGGCGTTTTAGATATGAGCAAGTTACGTTATCTATACGGGCGTACAGCCGCGTATACACGCGAAACAGGTCGCCCATTCCACGAAGGTTTAGACTTTGATTATATCTACGAACCATTACCTTCCACTATTGATGGTACAGCTAAAGTCATGCCATTTATGGATGGTGGATATGGTAACTGGGTAAAAATTGTCAAAGGTGCTTTAGAGGTTATATATGCGCATTTATCTAAACACAAACTTAAAACGGGGCAAAAAGTAAGAGTTGGACAAACTGTTGGTATATCAGGTAACTCTGGTTTTAGTACAGGGCCACATTTGCACTATGAAATGAGACGTAATGGACGTCATTTCAATCCATTACCTTGGCTTAAGAAAAACAATGGTAGCGGTAAAGCTAAAGGTGGCTGGGCTGGTAATATTAGACGTGCAGCTAGCCGGATGAAAGTTAGAGTATCAAACAGTGATGTACAAGACATATTAAAGCTTATACAAACCGAATCAGGTGGACGTGAAAGTATTGTTCAACAAATTGTTGACATCAATACAGGTGCTAACCGTGCACGAGGGTTACTACAATATACACCAGGTACATTTGCTGGTTATAGAGTTAAAGGTGCAGGTAACATTATGAGCGGTATGCATCAATTGCTTGCATTCTTCAATAATAGCAATTGGCGTCGAGATTTATCCGCTTGGAAAAGTCGTATGGCAAGAGGTATTACTGGTTGGGGCCCTTCTGGTTCAAGACGTTTTGCTACTGGAGGCCTCATCAAAAACGCTGGTTGGTACAACATTGCAGAGGGCGGTTATCCTGAATGGGTGATTCCTACTGATCCATCACAACGCAGTGAGGCGATGAAGTTATTAGCACTTGCAGCACAAGATATCGATAGAGGTAAAACATCAGGTAATAAACGTCCTGGTCAATTACCAAATGTAAATCGCGGTGGTGCAGACAACACAGAATTATTACTTCAAATGATTGAAAATCAACAACAACAAATCAATGTGTTGATGCAAATTGCAAGAAGTAATAGCGAAATTGCTAACAAAGATATGAGCATTAATTTAGACGGTCAAGAATTACATCGCAATAACAATCTACAACAAAAACTATATAGCAGTACGCACTTAATGGGAGGTGCTTAAACTTGGGTTTTAAATTATATAATCCAAATATGAATCCTATCTATTATCCAGTTGGCGTAAAGCCACTGGATTTTTTAATTGGTAGTATTACAAAGGAACGATATGCAAATACACGTGAAGGTAAACCGGGGAACATCGATTATGGTTTTGATTACAAAGAACGTGAAGTTACTTTAACCTTTTGGTTACGTCACTTCCATGGAGAACATGACTATTTATTATTAAGAGATGAACTTTACGGTTTATTTGATAGCTATGATTTTTTTTACGTTGTGAATGAGGACTTACCGACACGTATGTTAAAAGTTACGTTTGACGATGCTTATATCCCCGAACGTATCCTCGGAAGTATGTATGCTCGGTTAGAAGTTAAAGCACATGTGACGGGTCATCCGTTTACAATGACCACATACACAACGCAACAAATCGAACAATACGGTTATGATGCGATGCAAAATAAATTCGGTATGGCAGATGGATTCAATATCGATTATCCGCATTATTCATTTACATCGAGTGAATTTAGCGTATGGAACGGCGGTAATGTTTGGGTAGATTATCGCAATATGGATTTAGAAATCACTGTGGAGGGTTTAACCACATCAGGGAATTTCCAAATTCAAAATTTAACAACACAAGAAACTTTTATTTATAAAGAAGCGGTTACTAATCAAACACTTAAATTAGACGGACCAATCATAACGGTTGGCGTTAATAATCGATTGCGTGATACTAACAGACAATTTGTTAGGATTGCACCAAGAAAAAATGATTTCAAATTGATCAACGGGACATTTAGCAAAATTAGTTTTGATTTTAGATTCCACAATAAATAAGGAGGGGATATTGAATGAAAAGAACAATAGACAGTTTTTGGGATAGAACAAACCTATACAATGTTAATAGTAACTTTGATGAGTTATTCAACGTTGTTGACGCACTAAAAGACATGTCACTCTCTTTAGTAAACGACGGGAAGTTGACGGAACAACAATTCCAAGAATTACAAATTACACTTAATGATTTAGTTAAAAAGGGCGATTTAACAGTCAACGATATAAATTACAATTTAGGTAAAATTGGATTAGAATATTTATCTGATGAAGTTATACAAGCAATGGCAGGAACGGCACCAGTTAATGCAGTTGCAGCAGACGGGTCTATTTACACGCCTAAACTTGCTAGTGACTCAGTAACGACTGAAAAGACGGCATTTTTGAAGACGGGTAAAAATATCTTTAGGGTTAACGATGTTATTGTAGGTCAAGCGGTTAGTAATACAACGGGTACATTAAATGCAAGTCAATATTTTGTGACGAGTGCATTCGAACCAGTTGTACCTAGCACACAATATACACAGAATTACGGCGAAGTTTTAGCATTTTACGACATTAATAAACAATATGTAAGTGGTTTAGCTAAAGCAAGCACGGTTAAACAACCTCGTACATTTACAACACCTTCAAATGCTTACTATTTACGTACTTCCACAGTTAAAGAAGGTGTAGATACCTATAATTATAAGCAATATCAAATCGAAAAAGGAACTTCAGCAACACCTTATGAAGAATATTACCGTTATATTGATTACTTACGTCCACTTATTGCAGATGAATCCATTTTAAATAGTAAAATTGCTAACGGATCACTCACACTTGATAAATTAAATTTTACAAAAACATCTGTTAACTTATTTGATAAGACGAAGACGACACAAGGTTATTATGTTAACCCTAGTACTGGTGCGTTAACCGTCAATTCTAGTTATTACGCAAGTGATTTTATTAAAATACAAGGTGCTACGCAAATCACGAAAAGTAATTCGCTTAACTTGTATGCATTCTATGATGCTAACAAACAATTTGTTACTAACAGTGCCGTGAGCGCTCAAACGGTTAGTGTGCCTAGTGGTGCAGTGTACGTTAGATTCTCAATTTCCTATTTAAACATCGATAAAGAAATGTTAGTTATCGGTGATAAGCTACCTAGTGCTTATGTACCATTTAAGATGTTCATTCCAAAAGAATATATTGAAGAAAATTCTTCTAGCAATAGCATTGTGGAGGATTTTTACGGCAAGCAATTCTTAAAGACTTATACAGCCGATTTTAGTAAAGCGATGAATCCAACATACAACAATAGAGCGGAAATCGCATTTATTGGTGATAGTTGGGTTGCAGGCGGTGTAGAAAAACAAGGCGAACGCTTAACACGTCCAATGCGTGAAAGAATGTTAAAACATTACACTGACGGTGGTATCGGTTTTGTTGGCTTTGCCAATAGTCATATCGGTAACGGTGAAGTGTCGGTAACCTTAAATGGCACTTGGACGCAATATGATGAGGGATTAGGCAATATAGCACAATCTAAAGGCTTAGACAGTGCTATGGCAGAATCTAGCACGACTGGCGATTCGATAAAAGTTCAATTTTATGAAGACTTAGACTTTTATGAAATACACACATTGAATACGGGGCAATGGCGATACAACATCGACGGTGGTGATTGGGTTAATGTTGACGCAACAACGCAAGAAGTGACGCCGATTACATTAAGTCTAGGCAAACACACAATCAATATTGAAATCGTAAGTGGTACAGTATCATTCATTGGTAGTTATGCGTATAAAGGTACCAAAGGCGTTGTGGTTCATAAGATTGGGAATAGCGGTTTACGTGCAGGGCATATTGCAAGTACAGACCGTGCTAACTGGATTAAACAGTTACAACGTTGTCGTGCTAACACATTTGGTATTCTTTTAGGTACGAATGAAATGGCACAAAACGTATCTACTACACAATATGAAACGGACATGAAAGAAGTTATCAGTCGAATTAAAGAGGCTAAACCACGTGCAAGCATCTTCTTGATTGCGCCAAGTGGCAACAAATATGATGGTCAACAAAACTTTACAATTGGTGATTACAGTGACGTACAGTTGAAGATTGCAAAAGAATTGAATCTTGCACATGTGTCACTGTGGCGTAACTTAGGTGATTATGCTATGACAAACGCTAATGGATTAATGTATACAGACGGTGTACACCCTAATAAAGACGGTGGTTATGCTATTTGTAACATTGTTTACGATAGATTATTAAGGTTAGCTTAACTGCTAGCCTTTTCTATTTGAAGGGAGGTCGCACATGGCAAATTTAGGAGCGTCAATGTATCTTCGTGATCTAAACGGAGACGAATATATGATGGAAGGTGAGGTTAAGCACTCACAAGAAATCAATGGTGATGAGCGTATTGATGTTGAAATAGAATACACAGAGGTAAATGCTCACTTCTTACGTAAGAACAGCGACTTGAAGATGTGGATACTTGGATTTGAGACGAAAGAGTATCGTATCATTTCGAGCACGATTAAAGGTCATGGTGATAAATATACTGTGAGTGTGACGGGCATTCTATACATGCTCGACTGGTTAAATTCTAATCGTATTTATCAACGTATAGACGCTAGTTTAACCACAGTTGAAGCAATGAATCTCATATTTGACGATAGTCCATTCACTTATCAAATCACAGCACAAGCCCCGTCTAAACGATTTGAGGGGTTAGGTGATGGAGAAACAAGACTTGAGATGTTGAAAAAGTTTATCGAGGGTTACGGATTCGAAATTACTATATTAGGTAACGTCATGTACTTCCAAGCCCTAATTGGTAATGACACTAACTTTCAATATGAGTATAAAGTTAATGCCACAGATATCACTCAAGAAACCGACGCATCAGAAATGTTTACGTATGCAGAAGGTTACGGAGATTATCCTGACGATGATGAAAGTGCAGTAAGTAAAGCGAAATTAAAACGTAGTTATGTATCGCCGTTAGAATCGATTGTAGGTCATAGAAGGCATGCACCACCAATCAAAGATGGCCGTATTACAATTAAAGAAACTATGGACGCAGCACTTAAAAAGTTAGTTGATGATAGTTTACAAATCTCATTTAGTGCGAATTTGAACGATTTGAAACATCGTGGTTACAAATATGAACATGCTAAATTAGGTGACCGTATATTTTTAGTAGACAGACGTTCAGGTTTGGATACTGAAATCCGTGTGGTTAAGATTGACCGTAGTTACACTCAAGAATACGAATTGAAGGACATTTCCATCACATTCGGCAGTAAGAATATGGCTGATACCTATACAAGTAACTTCAGTTCTGCCGTAAGTAACATTAATGATGTAATGGCAGGACGTAAAGCAATTCCATTTGAAGCACTAGGGATTATCACACAATCTATGGTAACTAAAATTCAAAATACGAGTAGTGAATTGAGTTTTGATATTAATGGTATTCATGCAATCGATAAGAATAACGCAAACAATATCGTCACTTTAAATAGTAGTGGTATGTATTTATCCACAGACGGAGGACGTACGGGTAAAACGGCTATTACAGCAGAAGGTATTACGGCCAGTGCAATTACCACAGGAGAAATGTTAGCAAATCGAATACGTGGTGGCACGTTAGAGGCTATTAATGGTTATAGTCAATGGAATATGAATACAGGATCAATGTACTTTTTTGGCGATTCGTTAGTACGATTTTATTCAATGTATAATCAAATCGTACAAAGTACACAAACTGGTAGTTATTCTTCAGGTCTCAGCTTTGAAACACAATCAAATCCTGATGGTATGTTAGCTTATTTTGGAACATCTGCAGGTGGAACATTGAACCCTAGACGTAACGAATATGCTGGGTTAACCGTGCGTAGTGATAATAGGACAACACTACTTACAGGGGACAAGATTATGTTTAGTTATGGACGTATAACCAATACCGTTAATGCACCTACATGGTCAATGGATGGTGTTTGGAATACTACCACGTCTGAACAATATTTTTACGGGAATGATCCGTCAACACATAACTACCATTTAGGCAAACCATCAAACCCATTTAAATCTTTATATGTCGCTGGTATCGGAGCGCCAAGTGCCGCAGTAGGTTATGCATACTTTGATAAGATATTCGGTAATACTTTAAACAAATTTGAATTAAAAGAATTTGGAGGAGCGCCAACGCTAATGTATGGGGCAACAGGTATTCAATTTAATGGTGCTAACGGTATATTTGTTATTAATTCGCAAGGACAACAACTTGCTAAAATCTGGGGACTGTAGGAGGTTAACATGGAAGTTAAATATATAGTATTACAAACAAATACCAGTAACGGTTTAGAATTAGGCGTTCAGTTGGATTATACAGGTTCTATTTATATGGTAGAGCCTGATAAATCGTTCAGATTCTCAACACCTGAAAGAGCGACTGCAGTACGTGATTCATTGAAAACAGCAAACGAAACAATTGGTCGCGGGTATGACTATAAAATTTTAAAAGAAACTAGGGAGGAATATATAGATGGAACAACAAGTGTCTAATCGTGAAAAAGCCTTGTTTATGCAAGTAAACGATTTAAACGCATCATGTATAGAACTTAGGACTATGGTAATTGAATATCAAGATGAAAATATGCGTTTAAAAAAGGAATTAGAACAATACAAACAAGATAATGCAAAATTAGAACAACAAAATAAATAACCATATGCTCGACTATTCGTATAACGGTAGTCGGGCTTTAATTTTATACAGAAAGAGGTGCATATATGAAGAAAAATGAATTTGGTGAATCCTTAGCCTTCATCTTGATATTTGGATTAGGATCATTCACTTTCGTGAGAGCCTTTTTTTGGTCTGTCTCACAAGAATCAGTTATAAACGACTCGCAGTTTTACACAAAGCTCCATGAAGTCATGCCAATATGGGTATGGGGTGTACTCTTGATGATTGGTTCATTTGCATTTATTTTATCCGCTTTTTTTATTCCTAGCGAGAAAATGAATAACATATGCAATTGGCTTTTGTTCTTTGGCGGATTGACTACATCTATTATGTACTTTCTGATGACAAGTGCATCCATATTTAATGCTATCAACTGGCTAACTTGGGCACAATTTGCAGTGTTAACTGTTGTATGTGGAGCAGTAGCATTTGTAGGAGGTGCTACATTATATGCCAGACGAAAATAAATTTGTACTTAGACATGAGTGGGAGAATGCAAGAGGTAAAATATACGAGAAAATCAATGAGAATGATCGAAAGCATACAGAAGCATTAAACAACTTAGAGAAAACTGTTGATAAGCAAACGATGTTGCAAGAACGTTCTTTTGAATCACAAGAACGTTCCGAAAAACACTTAGAGAAACTTAACAATACAATGGAAAGTTTTGGGAAGGATTTTACCGATGTGAAATACAAAGTACAGTCCCACGATGAAAAGTTACAAAGTGTGCAAGGTATTATTTCAGAGAAACAGAAAGCGAATGTACAAATCACGACAGTATTCATTTCTGGTGTATTTACGGTTATCGTTGCAGCAATTGGATTAGCGAAGTATTTCTTTTAAGGAGGAAAAATATGAATATAAATTGGAAATTACGGTTTCAAAACAAAGCGGTGCTTACTGGTTTGGTAGGTGCTGTTTTATTGTTTGTAAAACAAGTCACAGAGTTATTCGGATTTGATTTATCTGTTCAATTAGAACAAATCAGTGGTATTATAGGTGCAATCTTAACATTACTAGCAGGATTAGGCGTTATCACTGATCCTACTTCTAAAGGTGTATCTGATTCAGGAATTGTACAAACTTACCAACAACCACGTGACAGTACCAATCCTGATGAATTTGTGGAATGGCAAGGGGTTAATTCAGAGATGACGCCTGATAAATCAGAAAAGGAACTTGTTACATTCGACACATCTTTACCGTTTACAGATGATAGCCATAACGTTAAGTACGATGTGAATGAATATGAAAGTGAGGTTAATAGCCATGACAGCGAAACTCACTAAGCAAGAATTTGTTAATTGGCTTAAACAATCTGAAGGCAAACAGTACGACATGGACGGGTGGTATGGATTCCAATGTTTCGACTATGCCAATGCAGGGTGGCAACAATTATTTGGTTATAATTTAAGTGGTGCTGGTGCCAAAGATATCCCGTTTGTTAATAACTTCACTGGTAAAGCAAAAATCATTCAAAACACACCGGAATTTATTGCCGAACCGGGAGACATGGTAGTATTTAACAATAAATACGGCGGCGGTTACGGCCACGTTGCATGGGTTATTAACGCTGATATTAATAACATTACTGTACTAGAACAAAACTGGTTAGGTGGCGGTTGGACCAATGGACCTGAACAAGGTGGTACTGGTTGGGAAAAGGTAACGAAACGCACACACAGTTACGACTTCCCAATGTGGTTTATTCGTCCTAATTACAAACAGGAAGACGTAACTGTTAAATCTTCGCAATCTGCGACAGTTGGGAATAAAAAGTCTACAGTTAAGCAAACGGCTAAACCAGTTAAGCTACAAATTGTAAAAGATGTTGTACAAGGGTATAAATTACCACAACGTGGCTATAAACCTAAATATATCGTTATTCATAATGACGCAGGAAGTAAATATGCAACAGCTGAATCTTATCGTAACGGTTTAGTAAAAGCGCCATTATCACGATTAGAAGCAGGTATTGCCCACAGTTATGTTAGTGGTTCAACTGTATGGCAAGCGTTAGATGAGTCACAAGTTGGTTGGCATACAGCTAGTAAAAACGGCAATAGAGATGGATACGGTATCGAAGTATGCCAATCGATGGGTGCGGATAATGCGACATTTCTTAAAAACGAACAAGCTACATTCCAAGAATGCGCAAGACTTCTTAAAAAATGGGGGTTACCAGCTAATCGTAACACGATAAGATTACATCATGAATTTAAGAATACAGAATGTCCACACAGATCGTTTCTTTTACATGCAGGAATTAACACCCGAGAAGATAAGATTACAGATAATGCTATTTTAAAAGTAAAAGACTACTTCATCAAACAGATTCGAGCATTTATGAACGGTGATATTCCAGTCGCGACTGTATCTAACAAATCATCTGCATCTAGTAATACGGTTAAACCTATTGCGAGTGCTTGGAAACGTAATAGTTATGGTACGTATTATATGACAGAGAAAGCGCGCTTTATCAACGGTAATCAGCCTATTACAGTGAGACTACAAGGGCCATTTACAACTTGTCCAATAGGTTATCAATTCCAACCAGGAGGCTACTGTGATTACGATGAAGTGATGTTACAAGATGGTCATGTGTGGATTGGTTATAACTGGCAAGGCCAACGTTATTATTTACCAATACGTACGTGGAACGGTGTAACTCCGCCTAATCATGGTGTAGGGCCTTTATGGGGACAAATAAAATAAATTGTGCTAATATAATGTTAGGATACGTTGAATGTCCTTCTCATGTATTATTTAGTCTAATTCTTTAGACGGTCTTAATTGACCGTCTTTTCTTTTAGTACAGAAGTATATTACATGTCTAATATTTATTATGAGACACACTGGAAAATTTATGTTATTTTAATTACAGGCATTCACTTAATGTCTACAATTACTTACCTTTACTATTTGGTATATATTAACTGGCGGTCTTATATGGCCGCCTTTCTTTATTGCTAAATACTTTCACATCAACTTGAAGTGCTTTTTTATGACAAGTAAATTAAGGTGTGTTATTATACTAGAAGAACATTTTCGTTCTAACTACACTACACACCTCAAGCAAAGGTTTCAACGTTTCTGGACGGTCTTAATTGACCGTCTTTTTTGTATTTGTTAATATTAATTTAGGTGTCCCCAGTATTTAGTTATAAACACATTACCAGTATTTTAAGAGTAGCTCTTGTAGCTGCTCTTTTTTTGTGATATATTATGAGAGTGTTCAATTTGTTTTAAATCTATGATGTGTAGGCTAACTGTAATGGTTGGCCTCTTTTTTTATGCTATCATTTAATCGAGGTGATACTATGGTACACGGAATAGATACTCACAGAATGATTGAAAAAGCGTTAAATATGAAATCCACTACAATACAATTCAAAGATTTAATGACAAACGAAGAAAAAGAAAATTACACTAAAATGCATAAATTAGAAACCGATTCAGTTAGATGGAGTTTTACTGAAGAATTGATCAAAAGGAATTTAGATAGGAAAGTAGCTTTGTCTGTTAAATTAGGCGATGATACTGTATACATAAATCAACCGTAATCCTAGTGATTGCGGTATTTTTTTTTGAGGAAATTAAAAAAACGTTTGCATAATAAACAAATGTGTAGTATAATTATATTTGTAAGTTGGTAATGACTTACAAACCACCATGAGAGGGGGTGGTTATGTTGGATGACATCATAAAAATGCTGATGCTCATCGTACTTGTTACAGTACAAAGAACACCAGCAATTTTAAAACAACTAAGAAAATGGCATCTAGATTATCTTAAAGCCAAGAAAGATAATCAGAAAAATGATTAATCCACAAGGGGCGAAAGCCCCTACCTCTTTTCATGGTTATTATATTACAGATAGGTGATGAATTCAAATGAATATCATTATGAAAGCTGCGCTGATTATATTTATTTTATTATTACCTGAAATAATTAAGATTTCAAGAATCCAACATATGAAAAAATTAGGGTACAGATACGAAGGTGAAGAACTTGTCAGAATACAAGAGAAAGATAATTGAATTGATCGAAAGCGATATAACAGGCTATCAAATTCACAAAGAAACTGGTGTATCACAATATGTAATTTCCCAATTAAGACAAGGTAAGCGAGATGTTGATAATTTAACACTAAACACTACAGAAAAACTATACAACTATCAAATAAAATTAGATAATAAAAATTAAGCGACCTGTAAAGGGGTCGCTTTTTATAATTGATACCATTTTTGATACCATTTTATGCAAAATCCTAAAAATTACAAGAAAACCAAAAACTAGAAATAGCATTAAATCAACGTTTTTAAGCTAATAGATTTTAAAAAGAAGACGATTTTAATCGAAATGGAAGGTTCAATCGGTTAATATTACGATTAATGAGGAGTGGAGCAGAAATCGACTGGATTTCATGGCTCACTCCTTCTTTTTTATGTTCATATTTTGAAGTTTGGCTTCTTAAGTTGTTTATATTCAAGGGTAAAGTTATCAAACAAAAGAGGAATTTGACTTGATTTTTCAATCTTTTTCCTACAAAATGATGAGCATACAACTTAATTTTAAAAAGACGTATCGGAAGGGGAACTGCTTA